CTATTGAAAAACCTATGACACCAATGATTCGTGATGAAGACGATATTGAGCCAACAGAAATAAAAATAGAAATAGAAAATCCTGATGCTGTATCTGTAGAAACAGAAGATGGCGGGATGGTAATAGATTTTACTGGAGAGCAAGTAGAAGAAATCATTGGAGGTGATTTTGACAGAAACCTTGCAGAAGAAATAGATGAAAGTGATTTACAGTCTATGGCTAGTGAGTTACTTGGTAATTTTCAAACAGACCAACAATCAAGAAGTGAATGGGCAAAGAGTTATGTTAAAGGCTTAGATTTACTTGGACTGAAGATAGAAGAAAGACAACAGCCGTGGGCTGGTTCATCAGGTGTCTTTCACCCAATACTTACAGAATCAATAGTTAGATTTCAAGCGCAGGCTATGGGAGAGATATACCCAGCTTCTGGTCCAGTGAGAACTAAGATACTTGGGAAGATGTCTGTAGAAAAGACAGAACAGGCTCTTAGAGTTGAGAATGAAATGAATTATCTTCTTACTGAAGAGATGACAGAATACCGTGACGAAACAGAGCAGATGTTATTTAAACTTCCATTAGCTGGTTCAGCTTTTAAGAAAGTTTACTATGACCCAATCATGGAAAGACCATGTGCAATGTTTGTGCCTGCAGAAGACTTTGTTGTTTCATATGGCGCATCTGATCTTATGACATGTGAAAGATACACACATGTAATGAAAAAATCATACAACGACATTGCAAAGTTAATGAATAATGGGTTTTATCGTGACATAGAGTTACCAGAGCCAGAGCCAGATTTCTCAGATATACAAGAAAAATATGACGAGTTAGAGGGTGAATCTGCAACTATTGAAGATGATGATAGGCATACTCTTCTTGAGATGCATGTGGAAATGGAAATGCCGGAGCCATTTGAAGAAGAAGATGGTATAGCCAGACCTTACGTTATCACAATAGATAAATCATCCAGAGAGATATTATCCATAAGAAGGAACTATTACGAAGATGACAAGAAGAAAAGAAAGAGACAATACTTTGTCCACTACAGGTATCTCCCCGGGTTGGGCTTTTACGGTACAGGACTTATACACCTCATCGGGGGACTTGCAAAAAGTGCAACCTCAATTCTCAGACAACTTATCGATGCCGGTACGTTGTCGAATCTGCCTGCTGGTCTTAAAGCTAGGGGTCTTCGTATCAAAGGGGATGATTCGCCTCTCATGCCGGGTGAGTTCCGTGACGTTGATGTCCCGGGTGGTGCGATCCGTGATGCTATTACTTTCATTCCTTACAAAGAGCCGTCATCGGTATTGTACCAATTACTTGGGAACATCGTTGACGAAGGAAGAAGAATAGGATCGGTAGCCGATATACAGGTTGGGGACATCAACGCCCAAGCACCTGTTGGGACAACTCTTGCTTTGATGGAAAGATCAATGAAAGTTATGTCTGGTGTACAGGCTAGACTTCATGCAGCATTAAAGAATGAGTTAAGATTACTTGCTAATGTTATCAAGGATTACATGGATGATACATACGCTTATGAGATGGAAGGAGACTTTTCTAGAACAAAAGACTTTGACGATCGTATAGATGTAATACCAGTATCTGATCCTAATGCGGCAACAATGTCACAAAGAGTTATGCAGTATCAAGCAGCTCTACAGCTTGCACAGCAAGCGCCACAACTTTATGATATGGGTAAACTCCATAGACAAATGCTTGAAGTTCTAGGCATTCAAGACGCAAGCTCAATTATTAAATTACCAGAAGATATTAAACCTGCTGATCCTGTTACGGAAAACATGGCAATGTTAAAGCAAGAGCCAGTAAAGGCATTTAAATATCAAGATCATGAAGCTCACATAAGAGTTCATATGGCAGCTGCTAATGATCCAAAGATAAAAGAAATTGTAGGGCAGTCACCATTTGCAGGCGCAATACAAGAAGCTTTATCAGCACACATAACAGAGCATGTGGCATTTCAGTACAGAAAAGAGATAGAGAAAAATCTTGGTGTCTCTATGCCTAATCATGAAAAGCCATTACCAGAAGATGCGGAAGAAGAGTTGTCAAGAATAACTGCAGAAGCAGCAGAGAAGTTATTGAAATCTAATACAGCTGAAGCTCAACAGGCACAGGCACAAAGACAACAAGAAGACCCGTTAACTCAAATTCAACAAAGAGAGCTTGCCATAAAAGAACAAGAGCTTGAACATAAAAAACAAATAGATATGGCTAAACTAGAATTGGAAGCTCAGAAAGCGATGATGAATGATAAAAATCAAACCGAAAGACTGGAGTCTGAAAACAAAAGAGAAGGTGCGAGACTTGGTGTTGCCCTTACAAAAAATTCTTCAGACGCTCAAATTCAATCTCAAAAGATTAAAAACGAAGCTATTGCAGAAGGTACAAAACTTGCTGTAGACATAGCAAAAGATTTAGCAAATGAGTAAAAACGAAACTATATACACACACATAATTAAAAAAGTTCAAGAAGAAATGGATATTGTATCCAATTATCTTTCATCTGGTAGACCTAAAAACTTTGAGGAATATCAAAGACTTGTAGGTAAAATTGAAGGATTGTCAATTTCTAAAGAACTGTTGGAAGAAGTTGAAAAACGATTTATTGAAGATTAGGGGTTTTCAAATAGTCAACATCTGTGTATATTTAAAGTAACGATATTTCAGACGATAGAGTCTGCAAGGTGACTGTGAACCTAAATCACTGCAAAAAGGACCAGAGATGTACTCTGCAGAAAAAATAGAACTAGACGAAGAAACTACTCGTAAATTACCTGAACCACAGGGTTACAAACTATTAATAGCAATACCAAAGTTAGAAGAAAAAACTAGTGGTGGTGTTATTATTCCAGACAAATTAAAAGGAATGGAGCAAACAGCTTCTATTATAGGATTGGTCATAGCTTTGGGAAAAGCTGCATATAATGATGCAGATAAGTTTCCAGATGGCCCATACTGTAAAGAAGGTGATTTTGTAATATTCAGATCATATTCTGGAACAAGGTTTAAGCTCAGAGGTGAAGAATTTAGATTAATCAATGATGACACAGTTGAAGCTGTGGTTGATGATCCTAGAGAATATACGAGGGTATAATGGAAAATACAGCAGAAAAAATAGAACAAGAAATTGATATGTCTAACGATCCTATAGAAATAGAAGAGATCGATGACACACCAGAAGCAGACAGAGGAAAGCCTAAGAGAGCAGAAAACGTAGAGCCTCAAATACCAGATGATGATGAGGTATCTAAATACTCAGGCGATGTACAAAAAAGAATTAAACAACTCAAATATGAGTACCATGAAGAAAGACGGCAGAAAGAAGAAGCCGCTAGAACTAAAGAAGAAGCAATTAACGCAGCTTCTAAGCTCATGGAAGAAAACAAAAAATTAAGAAAAACCCTTGATGATGGTGAGGGTGTTTTAGTTGAGCAGGCTAAAAGCAGAGTTCAGGCTCAGTTAGATCAGGCTAAACATAAATATAAAGAAGCATATGAGGCAGGCGATCCTGACAAGTTAGTTGAAGCACAGGAAGAATTAAGTGCAGTACAAAACGAAAAGTTCAGAGTAGAAAACTACAAGCCTCCTGTAAGAGCAGTAGAGCCTGACGTGTCTCCTCCACTCAATCAGGCTCCTGCACAACCAAAGATGCAGCCGCCAACAGGTAGAGACAAAGAGTGGCTTGAAGCTAATAGTGATTGGTTTCAAAAAGAAGATTTTGAAGACATGACAGGTTTCGCAATGGGTGTACATCAAAAGCTAGTAAAAGCTGGTATTAACCCTAAGCTAGATACAGAAGAATATTTTAAAAGAATTGATGATTCGATGAGACGAGCTTTCCCGGATCATTTCCAAGACAAGCAGAATGTTGAGACAGAAGAGGTAGAAGCACCTCAACGACCTGCTGGTAACGTGGTTGCCCCTGTTAATCGAAGTGCAAAAAAACCACGCAAAGTGCAGCTAACCTCCACCCAGATAGGACTCGCTAAACGTCTGGGAGTTACACCTGAACAATATGCAGCGCAACTATTGAAGGAGTCAATATAATGGCTAATCGTGACCCACGCACACTTGAGACAAGAGATACATCAGAACGTAAGGTAACTTGGAAACGAGCTAATGCTTTACCAGACCCCGATCCACAAGAGGGAGTAGAATTCCGTTGGATTCGCACATCAACACTTGGTCAAAATGATAATACTAATGTTTCATCTAAATTTCGTGAAGGTTGGGAGCCAGTAAAACTAGAAGATCACCCAGAACTTAAAGTTTTACCAGATGTCGATTCCAAATTTAAGGGTAATGTAGAGGTTGGGGGACTGTTACTTTGCAGGAACTCAAAGGAAAACATGGATGCTCGAAGGGAATATCATCGACAACAAACCGCTAGCCAAATGGCAGCCGTTGATAATAATTACATGAGAGAATCCGATCCACGTATGCCAGTACTCAGACCAGAGAAAAGCACACGCAAATAAGAAATAAATTTTAACTTTTTTAAATGAAGGAGACAGTATATGTCCGCAACAGCAGCTCCTTTCGGTTTAAGACCAGTTGGAAATATGTCAGGAACTTACAATGGTTCTTTTAGACAGTATCCAATACTGAGTACTTATTCCACAGGAATAGCCTTCGGTGACGTTGTAAAGCTCAACGATGCCGGATCAACTACCACTATCCAAAAGGATACTGGCACTACATCAGCAACACCTATAGGAATTTTCTTAGGGTGTCGTTACACTGATCTAAGTACAGGTCAAACACAGTTCAACCAGCAATGGTCAGGCGCAGCTCATACTAATGGAATGGCATATGTATGTGATGATCCTAACATCTTGTTTGAAATTCAAGCAGATGGTTCTGTTAATGATGACGACTTAGCAGCAAACGCAGCTTTAGTGCAGGGTGCATTAAATGCAACTTTAGGTATTTCTA